TCTCTCTTCCATGACATTTAAATCAAAGTTATAATCATATATAATCCAAGATGGTTTATTCACACCGACAATAGTGCCTGTATTAGGATCACAAATAGTATAAAAGGCAGCCGAAGGGTCTAATACAGGATAAATCGTATTAAATTCTAATTCTATAGTTGTAAATCGGCTCATATTCATAGCTCCGCTTGGTTGAAATTCAAATGGACTTGTATTTAAACAAAAGTTATAGCAATACAAACCATCTTGACTATTTCCAGTTGTTCTAATGTATTTCTCTACATAATTGTAGACACCTGCGTCAAACACATTTTCTCTGTATTTTCCATCCATTAATATTCCGAGATTTCTTAAAATATTTTTCTCATTTTGTGGAGTATATTCAGGTGTAATAAAAAAACCAGTATTAGTTCCGTCTGGATTATATGCAGGTCCAATATTAGTAAGAGGGTCTAAAGGAGTACATGGATTAATAATTTTTTGATTGCTTAATTCAGCATTTATAGGTGGATATGGTAAAAAATCATAAGGCCAATTAGTATAATTGCTCCATTCATTTCTTAAATTTGCATCATTTCGTTGAAAATACCACATCCAATTTGATACCATTCCTAAGGTGTCTAATATGACTCTTTGACTACCAGTGACATTATAAAAACTATATTCATGAACATCTTTAATTAAATATTTTTGCTCATTAGCAGCAAATGCTTTAACTTCATTGTCAGATAAAAAGGCATAAGTAGATATAAGATGTATATCTGCATTCCAATTGGTTCTCTGATCTGTATACGAGTTAAAACTCAATGAAATATCTGGTGGTGGTTGTAAAAATCTATAAAATCCTTGCAATGGGTTATTAAAATTAGGTTGAACATATGGATAAATTCCGTTTTCATTTCCAATATCTCTAATTGTAAACAATTCTTGTATAGGTCTAATTGTCACATCTATCAACAATTCATTATATTGCAATGCTACTAATGGAAATGCCATTTTACTATTTAATGTAAACCAAACATTAATTGGTATATAAAGTTTTCTAGATCTAATTGAAGGTTCAGGACCTTTAGATGTTGGTGTATAATAAGCATTTGGATACATATTAATATTTCCATTAGTATTTCCGGGGTCATTTAATTCTGGAACATTTCCAGTCATTTTATAGTATAGTTGTTTTTTAACATCACTAAAATCTCTCTCTACTAAATTATAAAGATATTGACCAGAAAACTTAGCAATTGTTTGTCCTCCAATTGACATGTGAATCTCTCTTATCATCTGTGTTCCTAAGTTTTTAATCCATTTAAATCCATACTCAATCCATTCATCTTCGCAAACTTGTGGCGGATATATAGGACTCCATATGGTTGGTAAATTGATAACCAAATATGTGTCCATTAATAGATCTGCATATCTAGGAACTTTAAATGTAAATTTAGAATCTTCTGTTAATCTCAATGTTCGTTGACCATTAAAATCTATTCTAAATTTTTGTAATCCGAAGTTTGTATATTTAACATAAACACATTTAAAAAAAGTCTTTGATGGGTTTCCATTTAATATTATATTTTGTTGTCCATATGCTACTATATTCAATAAACCACCTGGCATAATATATATTATAATAATATTATTTAACTATTTTGAAATACTAATTATAATTTTTATTTTAATTTTTATTTTAATTTTTATTTTAATTTTTATTTCTCTCTTATTTTCTTTAAATATGAATTAATATATTATTTATTTTGAGGACTTAAAGAATTTTTCCAGTTTTTTCATTTTCGGAAAAGTTTTTGGCCATTTCAAAAATGGACATTTTTTTTTGTCCATTTTTCGTTCGGCCAAAGACTTTTGGATTTTTGAAAAACCGAAAAATGACGAAAAACCACTTGTGACGAGAATGCTCTCATTTTCATTTTTAGAAAAACAATTTGTGACCAACTACTTTTTTTAAAAAACAGCGAAAAATATTTAGAGAGAAATATGTTATCATTAAGTATAATACCATATAATACCATCGATGTCCCAAAAAATCCCCAAAATATTTTTATGTCAAACATGTGACTATAATACGTGTAACAAAAAAGATTTCAACAAACACTTGTCAACCGATAAACATAAAACCGAGGAAAATAATACCATTTTAATACCAAAAATCCCCAAAAATCCCCAAAAATCCGAAGGTTTTAAAGTATACGAGTGCTTTTGCGGAAAAAGATACAAACATCGTCAAAACCTATATGCTCACAGAAAAAAATGCATGAATATAGAACATAATAAAATAAAATTAAATGATGTAACCGATGATATTAATTATAAAGATATGTTTATTAAAATGCTACAAGAAAACAGTGAAATGAAAAATATTATCATTGAACAAAATAAACATATCGGTGAACTTATACCAAAAGTCGGAAATAATAATAACAACACTATTAATAATAATTTTAATTTAAACTTTTTCTTAAACGAACAATGTAAAGAAGCAATTACTATGGATGAATTTATTAATAAAATGAATATCTCTCTAACAAACCTTTTTTACACTAAAAAGAAAGGAATTGCAGAAGGCATTTCTAACATATTTATTGAAAATTTAAATAAACTTCCGTTAAATCAACGACCGATTCACTGTACGGATGTAAAGAGAGAAACAATATATATTAAAAATGAACAATGGGAAAAAGACGAAAACAAAACACAGACAAAAGATGCAATTAAGAAGGTATCTTATTTGCAAATTAAAAATATTAGGTTGTTTAAGGAATCAAAACCTAACCTTATGCAAAACCAAAAAGACAAAGAAGACTACATGGAATTAATAAAAGCAACCACCGATAGTATTGAAAACAAAGAAGATAAAGTAATTAAAAACATTTGTAAAAATATTTATATAAAGAATGATTTATTGGAATAATGAAATAATATTATATTATAAAAAATAATATAATAATATAAGTATGGCATCTATGGAAGAAATTTTAGAAAAGAACTTAAAAACGGTAAGAATCGTTATTTACATATTGGTATTTCTTATTATATTTTTTGTAGGCATTTGGTTATATAAAAAAACACGCCAAAATAATGAAAATTGTGATACACTTTCAAAATTATATCCTGATTTTGCAAAAGTCTCAACAATAGATCCTTCACAAGAAATATTTAGTCATAATTTAAGAGATTATTATATAAAAACTGCATTTAATGCATGTTTACCAGGTGAGATAAAAAATGATTTTGTAAATATTTGTGCTCTTAAATCAGCAATTAAACAAGGCGCTCGTTGTTTAGATTTTGAAATTTATTCTTTAAATGATAGACCAGTTATAGCTGCTTCTGCAGTTGATAATTATTATACAAAAGGAACATATAATAGTGTAGATTTCGGAGACGCATTAGAAATTATTTCTGACTATGCTTTTTCTGGAGGAACTAGTCCAAATCCAGGGGATCCACTTTTATTAAATTTTAGAATTATGAGCAATAATCAAAAAATATATGAAATAATGGCAGACGAAATATATAACAAATTAGAAAATAGAATATTAGGAAAAGAATATAGCTATGAAAATCAAGGGAATAATTTAGGAACTGTAGCATTAAAAGATTTAATGGGAAAAGTAATTATTATGGTTGACCGAACGAATCCTTTGTTTGAACAAACACGATTAGATGAATATGTCAATATTGCATCAGGCTCAGTTTTTTTAAGAACTTATACTTATAGTCAAGCGAAAAATGTCCAAGACACAACAGAACTTATAGAATTTAATAAAAAAAATATGAGTATTGTGCGTCCAGATTTATCTGATAAATCAGTAAATCCTTCGGCTGCTTTAGTTATGAATTATGGTTGCCAGATGGTTGGCATGTCATTTCAATCATTTGATAATAATATGGAATATTATTCTCTCTTTTTTGACAGAGCAGGTTCTGCTTTTGCGTTGAAACCAGAGGCTTTAAGATTTATTCCTATTACAATTCCTGAACCTCCTCCCCCTAATCCAGAATACTCATACGAAGAGAGAAATATTAGTTCTGATTTCTATAAATTTGATATGTAAATTTAATGTAAAAATTAATAATCAGTAATAAATATTAAATTGTATAATTAAAAATAAAAAATAAAATTTATAATTATATAATATAACAAAATGAAAGATTGCCGAGTATATTTAACAAATGAAGAAAAAGAATTAGCAATTTTGCGTGATGCGGTAGACCTTGCACAAGAAAAAGCAGGTAAAAAAATTGTTAATTCACCTGAAATTAAAAAGATGATAGAAATAGTTGAAAACTTTATTAGAAAAAAGAAACTAATTTGTTATGGAGGCACGGCAATAAACAATTTATTACCTCTACAAGAACAATTCTACAATAAAGATATTGAAATACCTGATTATGATTTTTTTAGTTCAAAGCCAGTAGATGATGCTAAGGAATTAGCTGACATATATTACCAGCACGGATATGAAGAAGTAGAAGCAAAGGCAGGCCAACATTACGGTACATATAAAGTATTTGTTGATTTTATACCAGTAGCTGACATTACACTTTTAGAAAAGAAATTATTTAATACTGTAAAAAGAGAGTCTGTAAAAGTTGATGGAATTCTTTATGCTCCTCCGAATTTATTAAGAATGTCTATGTACTTAGAATTATCTAGACCTGCAGGCGATACAACTAGATGGGAGAAAGTTTTGAAACGTTTATTGTTATTAAATAAACATTATCCATTAAAAGGCGATAAATGTAATCAGGTTGATTTTCAGAGGTCATTTGAAAATGAGAAAAATGAAGATGAAATTAATAATATAGTAAAATCAACTTTAATATCACAAGGAGTAGTATTCTTCGGCGGATATGCTGTCAATTTATATAGTCAATATATGCCGAAAAAAGACTACAGAAAAATAGAAGATTATCCAGATTTTGATGTTTTGTCAGAAGACGCATTCAAAACCGCAACAATTGTAAAAGAACGTTTAAATGATGAAGGTTATAAAAATGT